CGTCAAACCCCTGCTTTTCAAATACCCGTTTTAATAGATTGTAAATGTCTTCTATCTTTTTCTGCTTCGGATCTAAAAATATAAAATGCTCTTCTATCCATTTGTTTAGCTCCTGCATTTCATCAATGGTCAATAGCGGAATGCTATATTTCTCATTGATATGCCTATAAGGAGTTTTACCAGTTATAGTACTCATCATTGAATAGGCTAAAATATTGTAGTGTACTTTTATTTTGCCATCTACAAAGTTTGCTCCCTTCATTTCAGGACTCCAGATAACCCATTTCCAATTAGACTTTAACGCTTTTATAAGCATCATAAATAGAGTGAACTCCGTTTTTCCGTCGTTGGGGAATCCAGTCCAACAATTCTGATGTCCTCTCATCCAGGCGAAGTTTTCACGCATTGCAGGGATCATGCAATCCTCACCAATCTGTACACCGTTGGCATGGTCTTGCTTCATTATGTCAATATCAAGCCCTATTATATCAGAATCATTTTCCTCTTTAAACCCGTTTAGGTTTTGCTTTGATTGTAAGAATTTTTTTAAGTTACTCATTTGGTTTGTTTAAAAATTTAACACTCGTTATAAATTCACCCTCCTAAAGTCGGGTACGTTTAACACTGAATTATACCTCAGCGTTGTAGGTAATAAGCCTACTAACCTTATCGTAAAATTACTTTGAGTTCATCATACCGCCTTCTTTCTTCTGGTGTATAGCTATCAATGTGCCTCATTAGCATTTTACCAAATTCTTCACGCTCTTTTGCAAGCTTTTTGGCTCTTAATCTTGCAAGCAATTTTTCTGCTTCGTTCTCTTGTTCGGGTGTCCACATATAATTTTAAGTTTTAGTTTCTAAATCCGTAGGCTAACTACCTACAACATCAATTAAGAAAGCATTGAAAATAACGCTTCTTACTCAGGTCATTATCAACTATTAGCTTTCTACATTCTCCTTTATCGAGAGAAGTTGAGCTTTAATACTATTTACCTGATTGAAATATGGGTTGCCTAACGTATTGTTATCACTCTTTGATAGTTTTTCCAAAGCGTAGATCATTATTTCTAGCTTACTTTTATTTTTTAGCAGCAGCAAATCACCTTTGTACGTTTCAATCTCTATAAACTTGTTACTATCACCGTTGATTATTATTTCTATCATTACTTTGTTGTAGTTGATAACATTTAATATAAAATCATTCTCGTTTCGTTCCTCACTCGTACGCTTCATATTGAGGCATTAGCATCAGCTCTATTTAGGTAATTCGCATTCATAGCAAATTATACCTTTAGCCGTTTCTATTGATTTACCTCCACAATCGCAGATCATAACATCATTTGTGACTCCATGATTTTTATTCACTAATATTAGCTGTCCTAGCTGGTTTTTAATGAGTAGTTTTTCATTATCATCTAAGTACACCACGCCGCCATCGTGCGACTCATACACATCATGGATTGCTTCAAATATTCTGTTTATATCCTTCATGGTTTTTGTCTGTTTATATTCTCTATAGCTTGATTGTAATAGAACAAAAAAGTAGGATCTAACTTCCTTTCTTCTACTCTTTTGATCCCGTGAATAATTGTTGAATGACAGTCTTTGTCAAATACATCAGCAATAATCCTTAACGGTAATTTACAATGAAACCTGAGAAAGTACATTGAAACGAACCTAGCGTTTATATTCTCTAAGTTCCGGCATTTGCTTTTTGCTTGCTCTAAAGTGATTCCAAACGAATTAGCTACCTTCTCTATTATCTCGTCTGTGGTTCCGTACATTGTCTTGATGTTTGTCATTTTAGTTTGTTTAAAAATTTAACAGTCGCTATAAATTCATTGAAGAAACGAATTATAGCTTAGTGTTAGGTGTAATATTCACTAAGGTCAATGCTGTTATCAACCTCATTGCCAAAAACCGCCCAGCCTTCACGCTCACGTCTTGCAAACATTTCCAGTCGGGGTTCTTCGCTTACAGTTTCAATTAGGTCTTGGAAAAATTCAGGTTTTCTACTATGTGCTTTCCACGCTCTTGGTATCTGCCACCAAGTGCTATCTATTCTATCAATCTTTGGCATTTTTCCTTTTCGTGCTAATATCAAAAATTCAGTTGTAGGGCAGTAAACCCCTCCTTGCCCTTTACCCATAGGTTTTTTACACCAAGTTAATGTTTGGCAGTACTTCAATCCCCACGCTTTTAATACGGCAAAAGTATCGGGTAAGTATTTCTGTGTAGTCCATACATAAACTTCGCAGTTATCATCCGCCAAATTATTAATTGGTAGTTGTTTTATTTGCTCAACCGTCATCCAATCATAAGGTAAATCACTTTCTTTTGGTTCGTGTCCTTCATAATTTGGCTTACTTGCTTTTCCCCATTTGCCGTATTTCCAAGGCGGGTCTATTACTATCGTTTTATATTTCATCTTTCGTTCTTTTAATCCGTTCATACTACACCTAACAATGCATATAAGCCATAGAAAAAACGGCTCATATTCTAATCGTTAAATAGCATTAAGTGATTTTATATAATCATCAATGAAATCATCAAACGCCATTCCTTTTGTATCATAATTATTTTCCCAGAAGCGTTGAAGAAAATCAATTAACGACTTTCTAACACACGGTAAGGAATCAGATTTTTTGACTAGACCTTGCATACATTCTCTATATGATTCTAGCTTTATTTCTACCCTTAGTTGATCCAATATTTCGGGATCATCTAGCTGCGCTTCTAGTTGTGATATTCTTTTTTTTATATAATCCATACCATTAATTGTTTTTACCCGTCAAATAATCCGATTCTTACCTAAGTCATTAAAAATCAATTCCGCATTTGTTCATAAATACTTTCTCTTCCTGGCTTAAATCTATTCCGCTATTAATCTTGTCGCAAACCAGTTTATATTGTAGCTCGTTATCTTCGAAAAAACTAAGCCTTTGTTTAAGCTCCTTAACTTCCTTAATGCCCTTGTCAACCTTTAAGGTTTTATCTTTTAAAACATTCTCCTTCCATAGCTTTAAAAAGGCGGCTGCTGTTTTGTTATTTGCTATTAGTTCGCTTGATAATAGTTTCTTCATCTCTTCCTGCTTATGGCCTTGGTTGTGCTTCTCTAACATATCAGCTCTATCCTCTGATTCATACAACCGTATTGCTTCGAGTATCTCAGGCGTTTTAAACCTTTCGTAGTACTTGCCATACTCACCTTTTTTAATGCGGGAGAATACAAGTATGACCTCTTCAACGGTCATTGCAGGATAGTCCTGTATGATCGAAGTAATAGTAAACTCAATTTCTTCTGCCGTTGATAGCGTTTTGTTTGCGTCAACAAACTTTAATAAGTCTGATAACTCATTAATTAAGATAGCTTTCAATGTCCTAAAGTCTGCATTCTTAGCCTTGATAATATTCGTTCCCTCGGTGAATAATTCACTAGGCTTTTTTAATGCAATATTAAAACTCTCTTTCAGCAAATTCTTTAAGCGCATTTCTGTCGACTCCTTTCGGATTATAACCTTTTTGTTTTCCATTTTTTTGCGGTATTAAAATTTCGTTATTCCAATGCTTTTGTTTTAAATAAACCTCTGGATTTTTTCTGTACTGTTTTTCTGGAGTGCTAAATACATACTCTAAAGAATGAGCTATTATTGTTTCTTTAACATCTTGTTTTAAAAAAGCCCATAATTTTTCAGACTTAATTCTATTACCAGATTTCTTGTCATATAAATTCCAAAAATCTTCAAAGGTTGGATAGATCAATAATTGATTTTCTTCTCTTCTCTCTTCTTCTTTTCTCTTATCTCCTATTATCTTCTCTTCTCTTATGGCATCACTTTCGCTTTGCGGATTTGATGCGCTCGCATTACGGTCGCTTGTAATGTCCTTTTTCCTTCGTTTTTCCCATCCTTCGCGTGCATTCTTGCTATTCTGATTGCTTGTATTCTCAAATTCACCAAGCTGTTCATTAAGGAAATCAATGCAAATCATGCTATCTATAACTGTAAATATGTTATCCGAAATAAGAGAATCTAATGCGGTCGCATTGCCAGCGCATAACTTTTGTACCGCTAGTTTTAATGGAAGGTCTCCAAGTCTTGACCAATACATTGAGCATAAATCTATAAATAATCCTTTACCCTCCCTTGTACACATTTGAATATTCCCATTCTCCCATTGGTTAGGCTCAAACTTAAAATATGGTAGTTCTTTAGCCATTACTAAACTCGATTAGGTAAATCATGTTGTCGCATAAAATGGGTTACTTTGACCGATATTTTC